ACGTCATCCTAACATCACAAACATTAAGATTGGTGGTTGGTTTCTCTAATAAGGGTCCTTTTAATACTCCGGTTTATATACCAGATATTACCACAATGTTATCTATATTTGGTGATATAGACACGTCTTTAGAAAATAAGGGTTCTTTTTTCCACAGATCTATACTCACTTGCTTGAATGCTGGTCCTGTATTTGCATTAAACCTTTTGAAGCTTAATGATGATCTGGATTCTGCAACTCCTGATGTGGTAAATTATAGATCTTATTCTGTAGACACCGAGGAATTAAATGGGGTATTAACAAGTAAACTTTATTCTTCCTTTTATAACAAGGAGAGATTTTGGTTTGCAGACCCTGATTATTTCCTAGCAACTTTGAGTGTTGCTGATCAAGGAAAGCTTTTTAATTTAACAAATCTTGGAAAATCCCCAATGAGTGTTATTATAAGAAAGTCCACCGATTCATCGACTCCTTTAACCGGATTTGATATTTTCGCAATTGATTGGTATGGAGCAAATAATGTTCCCTCATTTATGCATCCTTATGATTATATTTCCGATTACTTCGTGGATGTTATTGCAGTATATGGTGATTGGACTAATTATCAGGCCTTGTCTCTAGATCCATTATGGAACACATATTTCACTAATAATGGATTTATTAAAAGTAGAATAGATGACTTCCTTGCTAATGCCAATGTATCGATAGTTACGTCGGAAACTGGATCTATAATTCCAAATTTTGTAGATCTAAATGGGGTAAATCAATATATACAAACTCTTATAAATAATCAAACTGCTTCTACTGGATTATTCTGTGCTATAGACGAACAGGCATTCGATGATATCTGTAACAATCCTTCTAAGATTGATTTAGTTGGAAATCACCTTATTGATGAATTAACCGGGGATAAAGACCTCGCTAGTCCAAGAATTAATTTCCTTAGTTATGATCAGGCACTATCAGCAGATTATCTCTACACCCAAAAAGTTGTTGGTATAACAGGAGCAAGTGGATTTGTCAGTCCAACTGGAGCAACTGTTTATGCTACTGGAATATCAGTTGGAACACTCTACACTATAACCGGAACAACAGCAGGTGTTCATTACACGTCATTTGAAACTTATAATTCTCAATTATTTGATAATGGATATCACTATTTGCAAACCAGCGGATTAACCGGTGGTTCTCAGGGTGATTTTAGTAATGCTATTCAAAAAGCCGAATTGAAATCATTCCTGGAAGTTAATTCTTCTGATGATCAGAAGTTTTTACTTGGTGTTGTACAAGGTGTTGCGGGTCTTTCTGGAGGTACTATCTCCCAATTTAATGAAACAGATCTTGTCAAACTTAAAATTGTTGGAACTAAGGAAGTTAGTGGAGAATTGAGAATCTATTGGTCACACCCTCTTGATATTAATTTGTATAGAAGTCAGGGTGTAACTGTTGCCCCAACATATAATCTCTCAACATATAATACGGGAGCATCTGGTAGTAATCAGGCATATTGGAATGATGCATATCAATTTGGTGAGTCCGATTATTTCGATAGGGTCTCCGTTCAATCACCTGATGGTGGAACTGGACCTAATGCTCCAACAGGATATACACTCTCATTAATAGGATACAATTCATCAGATTTTTATCAGGATATAAAATTCAACGAATTAGCTATTGGTGATCAGATTTGGATAACCCCAACAGGAACTCCTGGTCAACAATATGTTGGTTTCCAAAATCTAGTTGATAGAGATGGATTCAATCTTTCTTATGGACGTGCATATTCGGATCCGGCAGCTGATGACAGCCAAACTCTTTTGGATATTGCTAATTTTGGAACCTCATATGCTTCTAATAATATAGGTCTTCCTGTATCTGCTCAGAAAATAAATATAATCTCAGAGATAGGTTCAATCAATGAATATATTGATGCAACTAGAATTGATGTTACAACATTTTTAGTCAATATAACATCAGCTGGAACATCTCCACTTGCTGTTGGTGATTATGTTGTTTCTACTGATCTTGATATTTGTGAACCACTAGTTGGAAATAGACAAAATAGACTTGCTAAAATTACTGCAGTTTCGTCAACTTCAACATTTGGCATTTATAGAGTAACAACAGCCAGACCGGTTTTATATTATTCTGGTGAGAATAATACAGAGAGAGTACAGAAATTTAAATCTATTCCTCAATTTACAAACTCCTTTGATTTTACATATTTCCAAGGATTTATAATGAGGGAATCACACAGGCCTAATGGATCTGATGCTAGAGTTGGTGATATTCTGGATGTTATGTTTGAAACAAATATAGCTAAAACCCTTGCTTCGAAGGATGTTATTTCATTTAGATATATTGTTGATACGTTTAATGGTCAAATTCTTCCTAATAGTAAGAATCAATACAGTAGATTAGCAAAATTAAGACAACAAGCTCTTGCTATTATAAATGCTCCATCTATTGCTCAATTCAGAGCGAGTACGGATCCAAGATTTACTGATGAACCTACAGCTGTTAACCCGTTCCCTCTTTTACAAACTAGATATATTGTTGATGGGGGTAACCTATCTCTTAATCCAACCTATACCTTCAGTTTACCTAATGAGGAAGACGGATCTAAGTTCTGTGCATTCTATTCACCATACATCATAGTAAGGGATGGAAATAGAAACGTTAATGTTCCTCCTGCCTCATTTGTTTCTAATAATTTCATTAGAAAATTCGCAGCTGGACAACCATATGCAATAGTAGCTGGTACCAAGAGAGGAATAATTTCGGGAGGAAATATAGTTGGTGTTGAATACAACTATACCGATGAGGATAGAGGAAATCTTGAGCCATTTGGAATAAATCCAATTATCAGAAAAAAAGGAATTGGAGTGGTAATATTCGGTAATCAAACTGCTTATCAGCAAGTTAATTCTGCATTTAACCTTGTTCACGTTAGAGATTTATTGATTTCTATAGAAGGTGATGTCCAGGAGATTCTTTCAAACTATCTATTTGATTTCAACGAGGATAGTATAAGACTTGAAATAAAAACTCTAGTTGATAATTATCTAGATGGTGTTAGAGCCGGTGGTGGTATTTATGCTTATCAAACAATTATGGATTCTTCTAATAATACCCCAGCCATTATAGATATGAATATGGGAATCATAGATATTATCATTGAACCTGCACGTGGTATCCAGAAGTTCATAAATAGAATAACAGTAACTAGAACAGGAGGAATAGCTGCTGGAGGATTTATACAGTTTGTATAATCCTTGTACTTTAAATGAAAAAAGCCTAGTAGATCTAGGCTTTTTTCATTTTCTTTTTATAATATTTTTTGATATATATAGAAAAATAGATTCAATAGGATTATAAATCATGGCAGGATTATCACACTATCAAAATTCACTCTCGTCGATAAACAGATTTGAACCTGTTTATTTGAATCAATTCGAGGTTACAATCATACCACCGGCAGCTGTAGCAGGTGGACCTATATTGTTACAGCATGTAACTAAATTATCAGGTTTAGCATTAGACAAGGTTGCAGGACCAGTTACGCAGAAGTATAAATTTGCTAAAAGAAATTATGCTGGGGCAAAACCTGAAAATACATACATGGATGTAAGTATAAGTTTTAATGTCAACTTAAATGACGATAATTCAATGTACGTTTTTAAAACATTAAGACAGTGGTCGGATCTTATTTATAATCCATTAACTGGAGCAATGGGACTAAAGAACGATTATGTTGGAACTATTGTAATTAACATATTCAATAAAGCGGGGGATGTTTATAGAAGGATAACATGTAGAGATACTTTCCTTACAAAACCAATATCTCCAATGAATCTCAATTACACATCAACCGACATATACAAAATAGATGACCTAGTTTGGGCGGTAGATTACTGGGAAGATTTATTCCTATAAAATAATTTTTATTAAAAATGGCAGGTTTACCTCATTTTACTAATTCATTAGCCGGTATAAATAATTATGAGCCGGTTTTCTTAAATCAATTTCAGGTTT